ACCTTGAATTTATCAATACAAATATTGAGGTTCACGAAATGCCTCAGCCTAATAAACTAAAGATCAGTATTATTAATGATGCTTTTAAAAATTGGTATTCATCCAATCACGGTAAATCTGGTTCAAAAGTTGTTCCTCCTCTAAAGGAATTAAAGGAATATTTAATCAAACGTTTTGGTATTTACCCCAAAGATGGTTGGTCTAAAATAAGTTTAATTGAAAATGAAGAATAAATTATTTTACATTTTTAAATATTATAGGCATCAATTATTTTTTGTTCATTTGTTTCAATAAAAGCATTTTTTGGACCGTGTAATTGATTGCTTGTTGTTAAATATCTGTATATATAAAGTAGTAGATTGAAAAAATAAGGATACAAAATAGGTAATGTAAAAAGAAATACAAATGTTATGAATCTTTCTTTTATATACAAATTATTGTTCAATAATAACATCACAATTAAAACACATAGTAATATATAATATAAATAAGTCATTAAGGAATTAATATACATAATTGTATTATGTGATTCATTTCTATAATCAATTTTTCTATAAGTAACAAGAGGATTTACTGGTTGTAAATATTGTGAAAACATATCATAATAATATGAACCAGTATCATTTTGTAAATTAGACAATAAATTACTTAAATAAGAATTAGGTGGTATGTCAGTTGGATTTTTAGATGGATCATCTATCCAAGTCTCATTACTTGGATCCCAAGAACATCCTAATAAACAATGACCAGGTGGCATAGTAGGACAGTCAGATATATCACAAGCTTGTTTTCTTTTATCTAATTCTTTAAAATATTCAGATCGAAGATCCAATAAATTATCGTAAAAATTTCTTCCATATTTATTAACAAAATAATTTGCTTCATCTGCTATTATTTGTGATTCAATAACATTTGCGAATTCTATTGAATTTTTATATTTTTGATTTAATAAATTATAATTTATATAAGTACCATATTTTTCTTCAATATCTTCTGGTCTATTTATGTTTTGAATATAATTTACACATTGTGCTGGTAAATTTTCAGTAGCACTATCAACAAGAATATTTTGATCAGTTTGATCACCACTTTTTCCTAATTCGTATGCTTGATTTATATATTCTTGTATAGTACAATCAGAATCTTTTAATAAACAATTTTTTGTAATAGATCCCATAGTTATTATATATTAACATTTTAATCTACTTAGATCAATTGGATTTAAACTGACATCCATATCGGACCAAGCGTGAGGTATATTATCCATATCATAATCATATTCATCAAAATTATTATTATTTCTAATATAAATATCCCATAGGTCATAAAAAATAACAATAAATCCAACTGAGAGAACAATTCCTAAATATATATTTAACATACCATACCCAATTAAACTATTGCTGAAAAGAATACAACCTATTAAACCTATAACACATATTAAAATAATTTTTTTTATAATATATATTTGACGTTCATATCGTTTTAAATAATTATTATTTATTTCTATTTGTCTCATTTTATTTATTTTCATTTTATTAGATGTATTTGCGTAATCATTAAATATATTATTTACGCTACTATCTTCGGTTCTTCCTGCTAATAAATTATTATAATATAGTGATTTAATTGAATTACGAGAATAATTATTAGAAAGTATTTGTTGATTATTTGTAATAATCGAATAATTAATAGGTGTTTCACTTGAATACCCAGAATTATTTAAACTATCTGTGAATGTACTATAAAGTGTATTAAAATCACTCATAATATATTATCTTTATAAATTAATATATTATATTGTTGGGATATAGTCCCAATTTAAATCAAGACATATTTTTTTCCATATTTCATCTTGCTCTATTTTTTTTTGATCCTTTAACATTGGAAAGTGCTCTAAATATTGTCTCTCACCTAATAATTCGCATAATTTATATAATGTATAATAATAATTAAGAAAGTTTACACGATCATTTGGACAATATTTTGCATAGGGTATTTGTATATCCATAAAAAGATTACATAAGGTATCTTCTAATTGAGGTGTCATTACGGGAGGTTTTATTCCTAATTTATCTTTAATAAAAGGAATATGTTCATAATATTTATTATATCCTAGTTTTTTCAATATTTCCTTTGTCTTTTTATTTGTCAATTGAACATTACTGATACGTTCTTTTTTTACTTGATTTGCAATACGTTCAATGATTACTTGTGGAATATCTGTGGATTCCTTTGCTTGAAATTGAGACAAAATCTCTCGAAAGTGATTAATTCTTTTATACGCATAAAAAGATATTTCTTTAGGAGGTTCTTTATAAGAAGGTTTATCATTATCTACTAAATATTTGTAATTTGTAAAACACGCATTACAAATGATAATACCATCATTATTTACTTTAATAAGTTCTCCTTCATTACAATTTTTACAAATACTTTTGTTATAACAATAACTATTTAAATTAATGTTATCAAAACTATTTTTTTCAATATAATCTTGTATACATTTATTCATCGATTCAATAGGTTTATCTTCGTCTTCTTCTTTTATTTTAAAAAAAGCATTAATTTTTTTTTTAGGATTATTATTTTTATCAATGTTTTGTTTTGATTCAAAATATTCAAATAAATATTTAGAGTTATCTAAAAAATATTTATTACGTTCATCAATGATCTGTTTAATTTTTTTTTCGTGTTGTTCTATTTTTTGATTTATTTCGTTTTCATTTTCAGAGTTTATGTTTTGTTTTAGATCTTCTATTTTAAGTTTTAATTTAGGAAGAACCGTCTCAAACTTATGATGAAAATACTTAAGTTTCTTATTGTATAACATATCTAAAGTTGCATCAGGTTTTATATTCATATTAACATAATTAGTTTATATTTATTTAAATTTTATTTAGTAAAAATTCATTTTTTTTTTCTTTTCAGAATATATAAAATGGGAGGTGGTCTTATGCAACTTGTAGCTTACGGCGCTCAGGACGTTTATCTTACTGGTAATCCTCAGATTACCTTCTGGAAGGTCACATACCGACGCCATTGTAACTTCGCAATGGAGTCTATTGAGCAGACTTTCAATGGTCAATCTGACTTTGGTCGCCGTGTAACCTGCACTATTTCTCGTAATGGTGATCTTGCTTACCGAACCTACCTTCAGGTAACTCTTCCAGAAATTAACCAGAATATGGCTCCAACCGGGGGTGCTGTATATGCACGCTGGCTCGATTTCCCTGGCCATCAGCTCATTGAGAATGTTGAGCTCGAGATTGGTGGTCAGCGAATTGACAAGCAGTACGGTGACTGGATGCACATCTGGACCCAGCTCACTATGGACAAGAACCGCGAGGCCGGTTACCTTAAGATGATTGGTCAGACCACTCAGCTCACTTACCTCACAGATCCATCCTTCGCTAACGTTGATGGCCCTTGCGATTCCTCGGCTCCTCGCCAGGTATGTGCTCCACGCAACGCCCTTCCAGAGACTACTCTCTACATTCCTCTTCAGTTCTGGTTCTGCAACAACCCAGGTCTTGCTCTTCCACTCATTGCTCTTCAGTATCACGAAGTAAAGATTAACATCGATCTTCGTGCCATTGATGAGTGCCTCTGGGCGGTATCCAGTCTTACCAGCACCTCTACTGAGGTGAAGGTTTCTCAGGCTTATGCTCAGTCTCTTGTATCTGCTTCCCTCTACGTTGACTACATCTACCTCGACACTGATGAGCGCCGACGATTTGCTCAGAATCCACACGAGTACCTCATTGAACAGCTTCAATACACCGGTGCTGAGTCGGTTGGTTCGTCCTCCAACAAGATCCGCCTCAACTTCAACCACCCTTGCAAGGAGCTCATCTGGGTTGTCCAGCCAGACTGCAACGTCGACTATTGCTCCTCTACTATGGGCGGAACTACCCTCTACAATGCTCTCGGTGCTCAGCCATTCAACTTCACTGATTCGGTCGATGCTCTTCCAAACACCATCACTGCTTTTGGTTCGACCGCTGCTGTCTACGGCAACAATGGTTTAATCAATACATCTGGTCTTTTCGAGAGTGCTGGTGCTCACGGCCTCAGTCATGGTATTACTGGTCTCTCTGTTGGTGAAAGCTTCCAGTGGGAGGGTAATAACACTGGTTTCCAGTCCTCGGTCTCCGATGCTGGCACCTTCGTTCTTGCCGAGACCGCTCTTAACATGCACTGCTGGGGTGAGAACCCAGTCGTCACTGCCAAGCTCCAGCTGAATGGTCAGGATCGCTTCTCCGAGCGTGAGGGCACCTACTTCGACCAGGTTCAGCCTTGGCAGCACCACAGCCGTTCCCCAGACACTGGTATCAACGTTTACTCGTTCGCTCTTCAGCCAGAGCAGCACCAGCCATCGGGAACCTGCAACTTCTCGCGTATTGACAATGCCACTCTTCAGCTTGTTCTTTCGAACGCTACTGTAGAGGGTACCAACACCGCGAAGGTTCGTGTATACGCTCGCAACTACAATGTCTTGCGAATTATGTCAGGAATGGGCGGGTTGGCATACTCAAATTAAAGTGACTAACAATAATACGTGAGTGACTAACAATAAAAAATGATATAATAAAAATGATAATAATTATTATATCATTTACTTGGAAGATCTATATATAGACATTTTTTCTGCGTTCATCTTACGAAATGCTTCTTCACCCATAGATTGTCTTTGTCTTTCTCTTTGACGTTGTTTTTTTAATCTATTTTGTTCCTTTAATTTTTCTTTTTTTTCTTCATCTGATATTTTTTCATTATTTTTAGTTTTGACTTGATTTACAGTTTCAGATAAGTTTTGAATAATTATCAGTTCTTCTGTAATAACTTCATTATTTAAAATTATGTTATTTGGTTGTTCTATAACTTCTATAATTGAATCAGGTTCGGTTTCTACAAACAAATCAATATTTTCTGTGTCTAATGATGTTATTGTTGTATTTTCATCACAATATATAATATTTTTAAATTCAATATCATTTTCAACTTTTTCAGTAATATTATCTTCAATATTATTTTGTCTAATTTTATAATTATAAATTTTTAAACATTTATTAATAAAATCATCATAAGTATTATTATTTTTCATTATATTACAAGTTCCGCAACAAGATCTTACATTATCCGGATGATACCATTTTGTGTTATCAAATCTATCTAAACCATTTTGGTGTGTTTCAGATGGAG